GTCCGATGCCAGCCCCTCACGCTTCTCCTCGTCGTTGGCAGACTTCCGCAGACAGTTCATGTCCCAGATGTCGCCGAGGCAAATGGTGTAGTTCGGTTTCCAGTCTTTTTTGAATTGGCCGAACTTTGCCAGGCACTCCGGGTTGACCAGGTGGCCGTGCGAGTCGGCGCAGACGAGGAAGCGTTTGAATGCCATGTTTTTTTGATTAACGCGTCAGGCTAAGGCATGGCGAAAAACTTGGATTAAATGCCATTTGCTTTCTCAGCCACCCATCATCCCTGTCGGGCCGGGCGGCTGCGGGGTGGTCGGACCGGATGGGGGTTGCCCTTCGCCGGGGGCTTTCTCCTCGTTGTCCGCGCCATTCCCGCCTTGCTCTTCCGGGGTGCCGCCCGTGGCTTGCGCCACCTTGGCCATCGCGTTCTGGGTGATGATGCTTGGAAGGCCGGCGGCAATCGCGTCGGTCGGGTCCAACCGGTCGTCCAGCCGCATGATGAGCTGCTTGACCAGCCAGTCCGGCTTGACGCCTGGCATCTGGAGCAGCAGCGGGGCGAGCCGCTCGATGTTGGCGATCTCGGTGGCGCGGTTCGGGCGGCCGCTTGATCCGGCCTCGACTTCGAGGAGGAGTTCGTCCGCCACGTCCTGCGGCGAGAGCGACGGCCAGACCGCGCCGGGTCCGGCGATCTTCATCACCGTCTCCTGCGACATTTCGAGGAAGAACACCTGGCCGGCGGCGCGGGAAAGCTCGTTGAGCATGTCGTCGAGGTCGTCCACGTTGGAGGCGATGGCCACCGTCCGGTTCTGCTCGGCAATGCTGTCGCCGGTGGCGGTCACGCCGCTCTGCGCCGAACCGATACTGGCGTCCGACTGGCCGACCACCCGCAGCAAATCCTCATACACCGGGCTGGTGTCGTAGAGTGCAGAGTCGATGGCGGGCATCCGAATCGGTTGGATCAGCTTCGACACGTCGCCGTTGGGCGGCAGCGCGTTGAGCGTGATGACCGCGTTGGCCGGGTGGTTGCGGAGTTTTTCGATGTCCTCCTCGTCAAGTTGGCCGGCGGCCACCGCGGTCTTCGGGCGGTTGGCGATACGGTGCTGGCGCAACCCTTCGCGGCAACGGTTGTATTCCTTCTGGAGCGGCTTGAGGAGATGCACGTCGCTGCGCGGGTAGATGCTGTCCTCGTTCTCGGTCTCGTTGAAAATCAGTGGGAACACCGGCCAGAACCGCTCGATGAACACGTCGGGTTGCTTCGGTTCGACCAGGAAGTCCGAGTAGCCCTCGCAGACGGTGCAGGTCTGGCCGGTCGTCTTGTCCCAGATCACCCACACGCACTTGCCGTCTTTCGACTTGGCCGGGGCGGCACCGTCCTCGGTCACCGCCGCCGCGATCCGCTCCTTCAGACCGGGGATGCCGCTCTTGGAATCAAGGTCATAGCTCGTCGCGCTGCCCGCCGTGGACAGGTCGATGGCGTAAATCTCTTTGATCTCGTCCACCGGCAGGATGTATTCCTCCGCGATCCACCGCGCTCCGGTGAAGGTCCGCAGGTGGCGGCACGCCGGGTCCACAATGACGCTGGTGGCCGGCGGGAAGTCAAAGCAGAGACCCTCGCGGGAGACTTGCTGCTCGCGCTGCTGGTAGTCGGCGAGCAGCAACCGCAGTTGCTCCACTTCCGCCCGCCCCTCATCGAGCTTGTCGTCCGCCACGTCGGCGAGAATCCGCTCCATCACCGAGATTTGCTCGGTCAGGCCGTTGATCCGCTCCACGTCGTCGGGGCTGCGCTCCAGCAGGCGGTTGAACCCGAGCTTGACGTAGCCGACGCCGGTCGTGCAGACACGGCGGACGAGCTGCTTCATCTGCACCTTGAACGGCGGGATCTGCTGGTTGAGCGTGTAATCGTAAATGATTTCCAGCGTTTTCGAGACCTTTTCGAGCATCGAGCGCCGCTGCACGCCCTGGGCGATGTCCTGGATCAGACCCATCATCTCCGGCGGCATGCCCATTCCGGTCTGCTGCGCCATCTGCATGGCCATCTGGATGTTTTGCAAGGCGTCGGTGGTGCCGTCCCATTGCGTGAAATCCATCGTCCGGCGCTTACGCACCACCACCTTCGGGTTCTTCGCGTAGAGCGCGGCGACCCGCTGGTTGATGTGCCGCTGGATGATGTTGGCGGTGTATTTGTCCGGCTCCTCGCGGCCGTCCCACTGCGCCCCGCCGAGGAACGCCTGGTCCTCCTTCATTCGCTTGAAATCCTTCTCCCAATGCTTCTTCGCCATCGAGACCTTGCCCTGCCAGTGCTTGACCAGCGCGGCCCGCGACGGGTCCGGCGTCGGTGTCTCACGGGTCATCCCGCTCTTCACCGGCTCCGCGGAGGTTGCTTCGGCTGCGAGTGGCTCGGGTGTCGGTGGGTAGGTCATGGTGAAAGTCTATTGGTTGGGAAAAATTGCTGTTGAAATTGATTGGCGGCGGAAAGAACGGCGGTGGGTTGGGGATTGATCGACCCGTCCTCGTTGATTCTTCCGTGATTTGCCTTTGCCCACGCGTTGTGTTCTTGCGGGGTCTTGTCCTGATGGTAGTTCTGGAGTCCGTTTCTCTTGGCGACGGTAATCGCTTCCTTGGAGGTTAGTTGTCTGCCATCAACCATGGTAGGGATTGCATACACTGGGCCAGCGTTCGATTCAGAGTGACCCATGATGACCACGTTGGAGTGACTCCCGTCCGCGTTTTGCACCGTCGGGTGACGGGTCGGGAAAACCTGCTGTCTCTGGGACATGAGCAATGGTCCCGGTAGATCGCCGACCATCGCCCGCGAAACGATAGATTGCTTGAACGCGAGATCATCGTGAGAGTAAGGGTCGGTTGGCTTGTAGGATTCCGCTCGATACGCCTGCATCTCAGGCGTGATTTGAAACGATGGGTTGTAATGGGTCTCTCCCATCTTGTGCCGGATCGCCTCGATCCTTTGCAGTCCTCTACGATTCTCCGGCAAATACATCATCGGGTTGTTGTGATTCACGACGATGGTTCGTGGATCACTTGGGCTTGTCCCGTTTTCTCCACCACCCATCGCCATTCCGGCCACATGAGGGTTTTTTGCCAAGTAATCCCCGACCCCCGCCTGCCGCGGCGTCTCGATCGGGTAGCCGTCCGCAAACTCACGGGGATACTGCGGACTCGGCGCGTCCTGCGGCATCGTCATCGCTTGTCTGAATTGTGGGCTGCACATGGCTTCTGGTGGAAAATCTTGTCTGTCTGTCGGGTGGATGGCAATCTCAGAATCCCGCAGCCGCCTTGACGTTGGCAACTTGTCTGGCTTGCGCCTGCGAGCGGGCTTTCACCCAGCCGATGCTGCCGGTCGGGGCGGTGGCTTTCTTGCGGCTCGGCGCGGTGGCCGCGCTCATCCGCCCCAGCCCCATGCCGATGTAGGCGATGGTGTCCACAAAGTCATCGTGCTTGCCGGCCGGGAACGAGAGCATCTGCGCCCGTGCCGCCTCCCACCACGGCGCGAAGCCGGGGAACCGCACCTTGCCCATGCTCATCCGCCCGCGGATCGACTGCGCCCGCGTCTGCTTGTCCTTGACCGGCACCACCTCGTCGATGGCGCAATAGACGCTCTCCTCCTGCATCCGCTTCCGCAGGAACGGCGCGATGGACTTGGAGATGTGGCCGCGCTCCGCCCACCAGATCAGCGGCTTGTGGCGGGCCATCATGTCGAGCATCGCGTCCACCACGTCATCGGTCTGCGCCCTGCGCCACCAGACATCCGGCAGAACCCAGATCGTCCCTTGGTCGTCCACACCCACCGGCAGCAGCACGGTGGGGTCGCGGTCCTGCGCCACCGAGACGGCGTGGTCGCTCGCGCAATAGTAGCGGAGGTTGCGCGGCAACTCGTTGGGTTGGTAGGTGGTCATCCACTCGCGCTTGAAAAAGTCACCGTCCTCCGGGGCCGGCCGCCCTTGGTAGAGCGCGGAGAATCCCCGAGGATTCAGCCGTCGCTGGGAGTTGAGAAATTCCTTGGTGATCCGCTCCGGCCACAACGGCTCGTCCTTCTCGCGGCCCATGATGTCGTCATCCTCGGCCAGCGCCGGGAACGAGATGATCTTCCACTGCTTCGCCTCCTCCGCGTTGTAGTGTTGGTTGCCGGGGTCGGTCAGGCGTCCCACCAGGTCGTCCTCGTGCCACCGGGTCATGATGATGACCACCCGCCCCATGCCGCCCATCAGACGGGTCATCGCAACGTCGGTGAACCAACTCCACAGCTTCTCGCGCATGGTCGAGCTGTCCGCGTCCTCGCGGTCCTTCACCGGATCGTCGATGAGGAGCACGTCCGCGCCCCGTCCGGTGAGCGCACCGCCTGCCCCGACAAACACGCCCAGCCCGCCCTGCTCGGTCTGCACCCGGTCTGAGGCGGCTCCACCCTTGCGGAGCGAACACGTCGGGAACACCTGCTGGTAGGCCGGTGTCTGCATGTAGGCCCGCACCTCGCGGCCAAAGTCCTCCGCCATCGTCGCCGAGTAGGAGGCGACGATCATCTGGCGGTAAGGGTCTCGCCCCATGAACCACGCGGGGAATGCCTTGGAGGCGATCTGGCTCTTCCCGTGCCGCGGTGGCAGCGTGATGATGAGCCGGGGCATGTTCCCCTTGTCCACCTCCTCCAACGCCGCCGCGAGCACCTGGTGGTGCTTGGCGACGATGTAGCGCGAAAGCTGCACGTCGTCCGGGTCGGTCGGGTCGGGCATCATCAGCCGCACGAACTCAATCAGCGAGTCATGCGCCTTCTTCGCCGCCAGCAGTCGGTGGGTCGCCTTGAGCTGAAGCTCCGCCTTCTCCAGTGGCGTCAGTTCTTTGCGCTTGGCGGGCATGGATTAGGCAAGCTCGGTGAGCGTCATCGTGGAAATGGTTCTTGAAACCTGATAGCTGTTGTTGTCAAAGCGAGACCGGTTGACATAAGTCGTTACATTGCTGGATATTTGGATATTGTATGTAAGGGGATTTGTGCCAACCTCTGAAACAATATCAATAAAATCAACAACCACAGCGCAAGGTGTATAGCCGTTATACGACTCGAGGCCGGAAACTCCAAGAGTGCGAAATCCGGCGTCGGACGGAACTCCTATTGCGGTGCCATCACGAATAATCCGCAGTGTTGCGCCATGCGTAGCATCTGATACGGAGATATTTACTGATGCTTGGACGCGAACATTGCTCGTTGAATTTACTCGCGTGAACGATAATTCCAACCCAACAATATCTTTCCATTCACCATAACCAGAACAAATCTGAGTGTCGCTTTTTGTAACCTGCTGCACTTTAATGGGGAATGTCCCGTTGCCGGAGAAGATTTTAGCAGCAGTGATTGATCCGTCTGCTGGCGTGGTTACTCCGACGGCGAGCTTGTCTGCCGTGATTGATCCGTCTGCTGGCGTGGTTACTCCGACGGCGAGCTTGTCTGCCGTCACTGCTCCGTCCTGGATGTGCGCTGTCTGCACCGCGCTTGGCGCAATCTTCGCGTTCTCCACCGCTCCGTCCTGGATGTGCGCCGTCTGCACCGCGCTTGGCGCAATCTTTGCGTTCTCCACCGCTCCGTCCTGGATGTGCGCCGTCTGCACCGCGCTTAGCGCAATCTTCGTATTGTCGATGGCTGCACCCGCAATCTTGCCGGTCGTCACAGACAGGTTATCCAGCTTGCCAGTTGTCACCGAGAGGTCGGCCAACTTCCCCGTCGTCACAGACAGGTTATCCAGCTTGCCAGTTGTCACCGAGAGGTCGGCCAACTTCCCCGTCGTCACGTTCAAGTTGATGATCGCTGCCGTGCCTACCGAGTTGTTCGGGATGGTGACGACGTTGTTGATGAGTTCCGCAGACACGCCGATGACCACCTCGATGTTGTCCGTGCCTGCCGCCGGTGCGGTCGCGAACGTCAGGACGGCCGGCGAGGTGCCGACAATCGAATAGGTGGTCTTCTTCTGATACACCCCGCCCACATAGACCTGGGTGTTGTTCTCATTGACCGGGTTCTTGGTCAGGCTGAACTGTGTCTGCGAGCCGGTGCCGCTGAACGTGTTGACCACCAAATCGTCGGTCGCTGGCCGGTAGCCGAGGATCGCCCACACGCCGGCCGCGAAATCACTGTTGAAGTCCGCCGAGCTGGTGTGCGGCCCGCCGCAGAGGTAAGGGTAGTTGTCGATGGCGGAGATGACCAGATCCCCGGAAACGTAGCTTTGCCCCGCAGACCATTGGCCACGGTAGTTGGAGCCGATGGAGGCGAACGCCGCCAGCACGTCCGCAGACATGGCGAGGAATCCGACAACCCCGTTCCGCACCGCGCCATCATCACGCTGCAACTCCGCCAGCCGCGCCTGCGTGGCTGTCAGGATGGACGCGATCTCGGCGAACTCGCCGTCAAGCTCGGTGCCGGGGAGTCCCGCGCTGGTGATCGGCGTGGCCGCCAAAGTGGAGAAGTCCGCGTCCGGGACGTAAGGGGTGGGTGCTTGGCTCATAAGTTGGAGATGGTTGGAAGCGTCAGTATTTGCAAAACAGGTAGGCCATCCAGGCGGCGGCGAGCGCGAGCATGGCGACCAGTCCCGGCCACCAGGGTGGCGTGTCGGGCGGCTCCATGTCGTAGTTGCTGCTCATTTTCCCGAGTAGAGGATCACGGCCCTGGCTGCCTCCTCGCCATTGACTGACCACTGCCGGGTGCCGTCAGGATCGACGGTCAGCGAGCAGCCGGTGAGGGTGGCGATGGCCGCGAGGAGGAGGAGGGTTTTCATGGCTCTTGGGTTGGGGCGGCGTCTTTGGCGAGGTAACCGAGCACGGCGAGGGTGACGGGCAGCGCCCAAGTCTTCCAGTCGGTCACGTCGTGGCCTTGTTGGACGATGTTTTGAAGCGCGGCTGCGGCTGCGCAGAGCAGTCCGATAATGGTGGTTTTCATGACATTATTTGGTGGCTGGGAAGATGACGCGGTAGAGAGAAATCAATCCGACCGCCAGACCGACGAGGCCGCCGGTGATGCGGATGCTCCAGTCGAACTGTTCCTGGAAGGTGCTGACCACTCCGAGGAATGATCCGGCCATGCCGTAAATCGCATTTGTGAGGGTCTGGTAGGTGGTCACGGGAGAAAAATGATTATGCCCAGAAGACGCTTGGAACGTCAGGGTTGAACTCAGGGCGGGGGACTTGTATTTCGCTGCCAGCATCGTCCTCGACAGTCCAGTCGGAAGCCCAGAAGATGAACTGCTCGCCGCCTGCGGGAATCGGGATGCCTACAAGGTCACGAAAGAGAACCCAGTATTGACCGTCGCCGTTATGTTCACCAATGACGCAGAGAGCATGGGTGTGTGACGCAAGGGACGATTGCACCTCGCCGTTCTCATCCACCGCAGCGAAACCATTGGCGATGCCGAATTGTTCTGCGATGGCCTTGGATTCGAAGCGTAAAATATAGTCGATCATTATGCTGTGAGGGTTTGGAGCTTTTGATTGGCTAGGCGTTTCTTAAAGTAGCGGATGAATTGAATATGACCCGTGAGCCTGTTTGACGCTCCGCCAAGACTGCCAATATGAAGTTCCGTGGCATTTGGAATTGTTCCTCCTGTATTTGTATCGGAACCACCAAGAAGACCATTGTATGCGCTTTGGTAATCATTGATCGCGTATGTCAATCCCAACTTGAGCGGATACGTTGCACTTGTTACAACTCTTATCTCCTGCCCTCCTGCGGCTTCAAAGAATTCGATATTTGTTGTTCCGTAGATTTCAAGGGTGCGAGCAGCTACAAGATTGGAAACGAATCTTGGACCAGTTCCTGACGATGAACCAACACCGATTACGCAAGTCCCAGCAAAGCGATTCCAGAAACCCGTAAAAGCACTCCCCGTAATACTGCAAACATCGGCACTACGGATCACACTTGCGGTGGTCGTCGGGATGTAGGACGTGGGGAAGCTCCCTGCTTCTAGTTGTGCGCCCCAGACCAAGATGCCGCTGGTTCCGTCACCTGTATATGATGTAGTGGTTCCGTTAGTTGATGCGTATGCTTCAATGGAGTTGCCTGTTCCCCCAGCGGCAAAAATCAAAATTGTCGCCCTATACCATCCATTTCCAATATACTGTAATGTTACCGTGGAATTGTTTGCGTTATAGTTTCCAAGCACGGTTCCGGTCCCATCTGCTGGGATGCTGATATATCTACCATTACCATTACTTGCGCCCGTGTAAATCATCGCAAAATTTCTTCCAGATGCTTTTATAAAAATTGATCCAAAATATGTCGTTCCAGCTACCGTTGGAGGGATTTGTGTTATGCCATGAAAACCACTAGATGTGTTTTCTACTAGTTTATCAGCGGTTGTTGCTCCATCTGGAGCTACTTCTTCATTAGCCGACACGGTTGATAACCCAGTACGAATCCAACTCGTAGAGAAATCCTCGCTGCGAATTACTAAATTCGTCCGCCCCTCCTCGATGAGCAGCCCCTTGCAAGCCAGCGTGATCGGATCGTGGTCGAAACGGGCAATATTGTTACCAGCAGATTGGATCAACCCATCGCTCCCCACAAATCTCCCACTGGATGCCCGTGTGAACACAGGAGTCGGCCCTTTGCGAGCCGTGAGCGTCTTGTCGGCGGCGAACTGGAGGTCGAGGGAAAGCTGGTCAGTGTCCAACGACTCTCCCCTTACCCCGAGATACCCAACGCCCAGTTGCCCGACTCCTGATTGAAGCCCCACTCCCAGCACGCTCGTATCCTCAATTCCTCTCATCGCTCCTGGATGCTGATTGTCACCGCTGGCCCCGTCGCACCACCCAACACACCGCGAACCTTGCAGTTCCCCATGCTGAAGTTGAACGCCCCAGCCGACGTCAGCGCCAGGTCAACACCCTCAGAATTCTTCGCGTTGAACCAGGTCAGACCGCCGTCACACGAAATCGCCATGTTCACCGTCCCGCCGCCGAAAGCACCACTCGCAAAGAGCGTCCCGTCAGCGCCATACCAGTCCAGCGTCAGAGTATTCCCGTTCGCACTCAGCTGTTCGTTCGTCGTCATTTGCGCGAATGTTGACTTTTGTCTGTCTGGTGGCAACCCCTTTTTTTACCCACCCCCATGTCTGGCCGACAAAACCTGTCTAGCAGAACGAACTTTCATTTTTACAGAAATTTGGTAGGGGTGGGCGATAGGATGGCGGCGCGGCGCGCTCGGGGGTGGGCCGGGGGGTCGGTGCCTGGCCGCCACGGGCGGGGTCGGGTGGCGGCGGTCGGCGTGCCGTGCCGCTCCGCCAGTCATGACGCGGCCGGCGCTGTCTGTCATTGTCTGCGCGCCGGCCCTCGCCCCTGGTCAAAAGCTCTCACTTGTTACAATGTGCATAAAGCGGAGTCCATAAGTCCTTGCAAATCAATAAAAGCAGGGGATTAACGCAACTGGTTTGCGTTCTAACCATTGTTCCACGGGCTTTTTGCCCGTTTTAGACCGTTTCGCCGGTCTCGGCGTCGATCACCTGGCCGCGCTCAAAACGCACCTTGTCTGCCGCCATGATGACCAGCGCCTCGAGGTCCGCCGCGCTGAGCTGCGAGACGGCGCGCTCGTCGCCCTCTCCGATCCGGTGCAGGAGCTTTTGCGCCTCGATGCCGTGGCCGCCTGCCTCCAGCACCCACTTGGACGCTGAGACGCGGGCCGCGGCCGGCGCGCCCTGGTCCTGCAAAATGTCCGCGAGCGTCGAAAGCGCCACCGTCGCCAGATCGGCAATCGACCTTTCCCGGATGGCGCGCATCTCCGCCTGGATGTCCGGGTTTGCATTATTACGACTCGCCTGGACTCGAAGCGATTGTTGCGACTCGACAGCATATCCCGCTTTTCGTGCTGCGTCTGCCGCAGACAGACCGTCAGCCTTCGCCGCCGCAAATGCGCGTTGCTTGTCAGTGAGCTTTGCCATGCCCGGACGCTACCCACCGACGAGCAGACAGACAAGCGGGAAATCGAGGGCGGGTGGTCGCCGGCGCCTTGAACCGCTGGACTGTTCATCTGAACACGCGGGTATGCGGAGTCTGTTTTGCAACTTTACCTTGCGAGTTTTGCGGCGTCCCCCCGATTTTCCCCTTATATATACTTTTTAAAAACCCTAAAGTGTAAAACACACTCCGCACTACACCGCAAATCGTTATAAATGCGGGGTTATGCGGAGTCTGTTTCCCACTTTTTCATTTTTCTGTCTGGAGCTTTTCTAATTTATTCCGCCACAAGTCGCAGACGTGCAGACATAAGCGGAGCGTCTTACTTTCCCGCCCGTGAAATAGCTTGAGGAATCACGGTCCCGCCCGTAGTTTTCGCCCATGTCCAACACGACCCGCACCACCGCCCCCACCGCCGCCCGTTTCTACGCCGCCGCCTATCCGTTCGGTCAACGCCCAGGAGCACCGCGAACCCTCCGCCGTTTTTGCGGACTCGCCACCCGCTCGGCATGGGTCGCCGCCCGCATGAGTGACCACCCGCTCGGCGACGGCTTCCGCTGCACCCTCCAGGCCCGCGACCTCACCCCTACCGAGCGCCGCGCCCTCTCGACCCTCTCCCGCTAAACCAACCACCACCAACCAACCGAAAAAATGGAAACCATGACCGAAACACTACCGCCCCGCGGATATGCCAGCATCGACAGCACAAACCGCGGCCTCGTCCGCAAATGGCTTACGAGCCGCGGCGCGTCCTATTCGCAGATCGGCAACTTGACGCTGCACCAGTTAAGCGTTGCCTATAACGACGAGAGCGACGAGGCCCTCCGCGCTATCCTCGCCAGCCAGACAGCGCCGCAGGCACCAGCGCCGGCGGTGCAGACACGGCAGACAGTCACAGCCCCGGCCAGCGCCGACACCGCCGCCGCCCTCGCCGCGCTGATTGCGACACTACAACCGGCCGCCCCGCAGGCCGCCCCGCTCGACGAGGCGCGCATCGTCGAATTGATCGCGGAGCACGCGCCCCGCTCGCCGCAGGCCACCATCTACATTGAAGGCGCGCCGCAGACACGGCGCGAGCTTCCCGCCGGGCTTCGTCATTGCGCGTTCCCGGCCATCCTCGCCGCCGTCTCATTCGACTCGGTTTTCCTCGCCGGTCCGGCAGGCGCTGGGAAAACGACGATTGCCGAGCAATGCGCCGAGGCACTCGAAACCCCGTTTTTCTTCACCGGCGCCGTCGGGAGTGAATACAAGCTCACCGGATTCGTTGACGCCCAGGGCCGCACCGTCCGCACCGCATTCCGCGAGGCATTCGAGCACGGCGGGCTTTTTCTTTTTGACGAGATCGACGCATCGGACCCGGCCGCCCTCCTTGCTTTCAACGCCGCCCTCTCAAATGGCAAATTTGATTTCCCAGATGGCAGCGTCAACCGGCACCCGCAATTCCGGTGCATCGCATCGGCGAACACTTGGGGCGGGGGAGCTAGCCGGGAGTATGTCGGCCGCAACCAACTCGACGCCGCAACCCTCGACCGGTTCGCGCGGATCGCGATGGACTACGACCCCGCGCTTGAAAACCTGATTGCCGGCGCGCTCCACCAGCACGGCGAGGCCGTCGCCTATTACATCCAAGAGCTGCGCGCCGCCGCCCGCCGCCACTCAATCCGGCACGTTATCAGCCCCCGCGCAACCTACCGGACATGCAAGGCACTACGGGCGGAAATCCCGCTTTGTGACGCGCTCAACCTCTCGCTTGAGGGGATGGACGCAGACAGCCGCGCCCGCCTCGACACCGAGACCAGCGCCGCTCTGCACTCGCTCAGTCACACCCTCAACCGCTAACCCATCATGCACGCAATCCACAGATTCGAGACCCTCGGAGCATTCGCAGACCACGCCGCCGCCCTCAAAGCCTCCCCGGCATGGCGGAAAGCCCGCTACGAGCAGCGGACGCAGACAGACGGACCCGGCCGGAGCGAGTTCACCGGCGCGGAGTCATTCGCGCAGGCGCTCGGGTTCGCTCGGCACGGATGGCCGGCCGGACTCGTAGCACTCCAGACAGCCCGCGCCGCCATGCCACGCCCCACCGCCCGCGGCCGCGCACGCCGGTTTGACGTGGCGGGGATGTATGCAGACGCAGCACGAGCCGCCGCCGGCGACCCGTGCAGCATGGTTTGTAAAGCGCCAGGCGAGCGGAAAGGAAAAACCGTTTTGCCGCTCATCATGCCGGGCAGCTCGGGAGCCTACACCGACGCCGCCAGCATCGCCAACCAGGCAACCGCGATTTGCGGACTGATTGACGCCCTCGAGGCGGGCGGCGTCATCCGCTGCGAGCTGTTCCGGCATTTCTCGAGCGCTGCCGGAATCCACGCGCAGACGGTGATAGTCAAACTCAAGAGCGCCGAGGACTCGCTTGAATTGTCCCGCCTCGCCGGAGCACTCAGCCCCAGCACATACCGCCGCCTTTACTTCCGGCAGATTGAAGCGAACGACGCGGAAGGATGGGCGAAAGACGCCCGCAAAAATTATGGATGCATCCGCCGCGCCACCGAAGACGCCGCGCTGTTTCCGCCCGGCGCGCTGATCCTGCCGCTGGCGTCGAACCTCGACGACGCCACCCCGGCCGACTCATGGCGGACCGTGACCCGCTGGGCCGCAGACAACGGCATGCAGATCGAGACCGCCTGACGAGCTGCCGGCGGGCAGCGAAACGGCGCGAGCCGTCGCGGACGCAAACAACCCGCACCACAAACAAAATGCAAACGACCACCACCACCACCGCCCGGCCGCTTTTCCGGCTCGGGCAAACCGTAGCAACCCCCGCCGCGCTCGCCCTCGTGGCGGACCCGGCCGACCTCGTGCCATTCCTCGCCCGGCACCATCGCGGCGACTGGGGCGACACCGGCCGCGATGCCGACCCCGGCGAAATGTCCGACTGGGAACTCAATGATTTCGCCCTGCTCGACGGCAGCCGGATTTTTTCGGTTTACCAGATCGGCACGGAAAAAATCTGGATCATCACCGACGCCGCCGACGAGGACGGCCGCCGCGCCTCCACCTGCATCATGACGCCCGAAGACTATTAACCACCCACCCACCCACAAAAAAATGACACGTCCAACCTACATCCTCGACACCCGGCACCGTGCCGGGCGTAGTCTCTCCACCCTCAACCACCGGCGCAGGCCGGCGCACGGGAACGGCCTCGCCGCGCAGGCGCTCGCCGCCCTCGTGGCGCTCGTCGTCGCGGCCGCCGCAATCCTCACCACCATCAACGCCAACCAATAAAAAAATATGAAAGCCACCGACATCTGGAAAGAATTAGACGCAAAGGCATACGCCCGCGGCATGCGCTGGGCATCCGGCCATGCCTGCGGCGGAAACCATTACCATCGCACGCGGGAATCGGCGGAGAAGGCAGCCAAGCGCAACGCTCGCAAAGCCTGCCCGGAGAACCCGCCGAGCTGGACAGTTTCCGAACTGTCAGCCCCAGCGTAACGCCACCCACCCACCCACCCAGCCCGGCCGCTACCCAGCGCGCCGGGCTTTCTTGCGTCCGGCCCCAGGAGCACCGAGCACCGGCCGGAGATCGACCGGAGCCACCAGGAGCACCGGCCGCACCAGGACCGCCAGCCGAGCACCGAGCGCCGGAGCGACAGACAGACAGACAAACGACCGCCCCGACCGCCGACCCCCAGCCGCGCCCCAGCCGCGCCCCAGCCGCACCCCAGCCGCGCCCCAGCCGCACCCCAGCCGCACCCCAGCCGCGCCCCAGCCGACCCCAGCCGACCCCAGCCAGGCCCACCGCGGCCGCGCCCGCCCGACGCCCCGCCCTCCGACTCGGCGCTAATCATTCGGCGCTAATCATTCGGCGCTATTGTTTTCTTGACTCCCTACGCTCGCGGGCGTAAGTTCTCGGCGCTATGAAAATCACACTCCACCACGAAGCCAGCGCCTTCGGGATGCCCGTCATCCTCGACCCGGAAGGCAAGCTCATGAAGTATCCCAAGGGCATCAAGCTCATCCGCAAGCGACTGCGCCTCTCGACCACGGATCTCGGCGCTATTTGTGGCGTGAGTCACCGGACGGTGGAAGGATGGGAGGCAGGTCAAGTCCCCCCTGCCTTCGCCCTCAACGCGATGTCCCTGCTCCCCCTCGACACCGTCGTGCCACGGCCGGAGCGTCAGCCCGCCGCGATCTGATACCGCCAGACCTTGCGGTTGCCGTCGTAGCTGCCCTTGCTGACCAGCCCGCCCTTGCCTGCAAGCCGGTTGAGCGCGCTCCCGCACGCCCCGTGCCAGTTGAACATCTGCCTCGCTTGGTCGCGCACGGGCGAGCCTTGGTCGGTCAGGCGACTCTCGATCTCCATCGCGGTGAACTCGCGGGGCAGGTCGTGCCAGATCCCCAGGTGGGTCACCGCCGTCTCGATGAGTTGCTCGATGCGCCTCGCCGGGCTGTTCGCATCCACTGAATCGACCAGTTCGGGGTCGCGCCACGCAAGCACGCCGGAGCGCGTGTCGCGGAGTTCCTCCGGCGTCCGCCACTCCACGAGCGCCTGAGCGAACGCAGACAATTCGAGTCGCAGCATCGCTTGCAGCGCGTGCTTCCCGGCAGGAGTGGACGTGTCGATAGGCAGCGTGACTGGCGAGACGTGCAGCAGGATAATCTTGTCTGACATGTCGGCATCGAGCGGCGGGATGATTTGCAAGGCTTCTGGCGTGTCGTTGCAGCAGACCATGACCGCCCACACCGGCCGGGCAGACACACTCGACGTGTTCCGCTTGCGGAGTTGGACAGCCTGCGGATACATCGCCTCCTTGAAAGCAGCACCGAACGCCCGCCGGGCGCGGATGTCGGTGGATGCCGAGCAGTCATCGACCAAAAGCATCTCAGAACCGATCAAGTCATCGTTCCAGAGAATGTCGCCGCTCCACGCCTTGTAGGGGTTCGCCACCCGGCCGCCCAACATCTCGGTGACGATCCACGCCAGC